AAAATGCTAAAAAAACAGGAAGCATAACAGGAAAAGAATTATTAGGAGCCATACTAAAAGCTTCAGAAGATGCAGCTAAAGGTTTTGCAAAATTACCATTAACCTTCCAACGTGTACAAAATCAAGGTGTTAATGCTTTTATTGAATTAGGCTTAGCTATTGAAGATAAATTAGCACCTGTTAATACATTCATTAACTATTTAAGTACATTAGTCGTTAGATTTAAAGATTATATTATTGCAAATAAAGAGTTAGTTGGACTTAATATAAAACAATTATTTGAAGGATTAACAAATGCTATTAACTTTGCTATAGACGCTTACAAAACATTTGAGCCGATTATTAAGTTCGCTATTGAGAACATAGACAACTTGACGGCAGGGCTAGGGGCTTTATTGGCAGGTTATGTAGCTTTAAAAGTGTTCTTATTAGCTCAAATGATACCAACAGCTATAAAAGCAGGAATAGCAATGGCTGCGTCACTTGGACCATGGGGCATAGCCGTAACTGCAGCAGCAGCACTGATTACATTTTTGGAATTGCGGCTTAAATTATTTTCAAAAACCATTGAAGCTGTAGGAAAGGCATGGAATGCGTTTTTTAGCCAAACAGGGACAGCTAATATAAAAATGAATGACGCTTTAACTAGAGCTAGAGAAGGTAAGCTTTACATGAAGGGTGGGCGATTTGACCCAAATGTTCAAGCACAACGTCAAGCTTCAGGAAGCACAAGCACAACGAATAAATCCCTTGTCAATACGAACACGTTTAACTTTAACGGTATGCCTTCAAACACACAAGCAAAATCGCTAGGTAGAAGCTTTAGCGGTGGAATGATGAATGGCTTTCAAGCATTAGGAGGCTACTAAATGGCTATCAAAGTAGCACTACTCGATGTTTTCGGATTGCTTGTTAGAAAGAAAATCGGCTTCCTAGAATTGGATGCCGTTATAAGTGAAACAATCAACCTAAACAACACGGTAACATCTGCCCCGATTGAAACAGGGGAAAACGTAACGGATCACGTTTATAACGAGCCGTTAGAGTTCAGCATGGAGTGCATAATAAGTGATAGCGACGTTATACGAGCTTTCAGCTTTCAACCAAACCCAGTAGCACGCATTCAAGCCTATGAAAGCCTTGTGGATATGTGGAAAGGGCGTACACCCTTAGATGTAGTAGCAGGCTATGAAGTCTACCCTAATATGTTGATTACATCTATAAGCATCCCACGAGCGAATGAAAACGGCGATTCTATACGTTTTACAGTTTCTTTCCTTCAAGCTAACATTTTAGAAAGCGTGTTTTTAAGCGATAAAAGCGGGCGTGTCAACGTAGGACGCAAGCAAGGAACCATTGCTAGTAATAGTATATCGGCTATTGCACAACGCACACTAGAAAGGTTACGAGCATGAGTATAGTCACTTTAGAATTGCCAAGCCTTGATAGTTGGGAGTACGAGGTAGAATTAGACGGCACGGTTTACCTATTGCGTGGGTTATTGCTAAAACCGCCTAGTGTGGAGCCTTACTATGTGCTTGATTTAATGCTTCCCGATGAAACGCCTATTGAGCTAGGGATGAAGCTAAACTTTGGTTACAGAATGGCATTCAGAGGTGGCAATGCAAACGCTCCACTAGGCACGCTATTTTTACAACCACTGGGCATGATTGCAGGGGACACACCCACGTCACAGGAGCTAATAGATAAGGCGGTGCTATGCTATGACGAAGCAGTTTCTTAGAAACGTCGAAGTGCGTATCATAGGCGACAATGACACCCTTGTTTTAAATCAAGGGCTTGATACCTTTTTTGAAGTGAGAAAAGATAGAAGCACTACACCGAATGAAGCAAGGGTAGCCATTAAGAACTTGAGCGACACGACACGGCAATTTATCCAGTCAAACAAGGGTTTAGAGATTTACACAGGTTATGATGATGACTTGGTGTTGCTTGCCAAGTGTGACATTACACGCCGTGCGACAGAATGGCAACCGCCCGATTCAATCACAAACATTGAAGGTTACGACGGCTTGCTTGCGTTGAAAAACAAGCGTGTGGTGTTAGGACTTGCAAACGGTGCGACGATCAACCAAGCGGTGCAATCAATCGCTAAACAAATGGGATTAAAGCTTATTGCAAACGCAGGCATTGCATTAAAGACCCCACTAAAGGGTGGCTACACCCACACAGGCACAGCCTCGCAAGCCCTAGATGACCTTGTAGGCATCGTAAACGCATCGTGGGGTATTGTAAACAACACGCTTATTTTTACGTTGCGTGGCAAGGCGTTAAATGAAACAAAGGTATTAACGATTTCACCACAAAACGGCTTACTAGCACAACCCGAAGTATTAGATGATACGCTTATTAGTGAGCGTGTGTTACCTAAGCAGATTAAAGCGACAGGTTATCAGATTACAATGCTATTGCGTCCACAACTTAATCCGTTTGATTTAATTGAGGTGCAAAGTAATTTCGTAAACGGCTTATTCGTAGTGGATACGGTGGAGCATTTGGGAGGCAACCGCACAGGCGAGTTTATAACGAGGGCTACAATCTATGAACGAAAATAACGGCGAATTACTAAAACGCACGATGCGAAAAGTTTACGAAACAATGCGTGTCGCCATGCCAGCGGTTATTGAAAGCTACGATGCCACGAAGAGCCTAGCCACGGTGAAGATTACGATCCCTCACGTTCGAGATGATGAAGAGGTGTTGGATGTGCCGATTATTTCAGCTGTGCCAGTTATGTGGTTATCCACATTGACAACACGCATAACCTTTCCTTTACAGCGTGGCGATTGGGGTTTGTTAATTCATTGCGACGGCGATATAGGTAAGTGGGCGTTGGATATGGATGCAAGCACACCACAAAGCAAGCGTCGTCATGCGTGGACGGATGCGGTTTTCTTGCCACAGATGCACGGCTTGCAACCAAGCAGTTTACAAGGTTTAGAGTTGAAATATGGAGCAAATACTGTTACACTAAGTGAAGCAGGCATTGCAGTTACTTCACCCTTAGCGGTAAATGTGACAGCCCCTAGTATTGCCCTAACAGGAAACACAACCATAACAGGCAATTTGAACGTTTCAGGCACAAGCACATTAGCAGGCATTCCGTTTGCAACACACAAACATGGCGGTGTTCAAACAGGGGCAGGACTCACAGGGAACCCACAATAAATGGATTTACTCTTAGACCGTACAAGCCACGATTTAACCATTACAAACGGCGACTTGCAATTAGTGGACGGTGGAAATTGGGTACAACAAAGCATCAAGCAGAACTTGCAGGCGATGCTAGGCGAATGGTTTTTAGATAGAAGTGTAGGCTTGCCTTGGTTTGATGAGATTTTACAAAAGGGGACATCACGAAGCCGTGTTCAACAGCTTTTGATTCGTGAGATTATAAAAACAAACGGTGTAGAAAAGCTTAATTCATTAACGCTTGATTTAGACCCTAGCACACGCCGAGCGGTGGTGACGTTTGAAGTTCAAGCATTAGGTACAGTCATAACAGGTAATGAGGTATTCGGTTAATGGCATACGGACTTTCTTTTGAAGGATTTACTCCTAAGACCTTAGAAGTGATTAAAGCAGAAATTGAAGACGACCTAAAAAATCAGTTTGGTACTAATATCGATTTGAGACCTCAAAGCGTATTCGGTCAACTGGTAGGCATCTTTTCAGAAAAGCACGCCGAGGTTTGGGCATTAGCAAACGATGTGTACCTTTCACAATACCCCGATTTCGCTAGTGGGATTCAGCTAGATCGTGTGGCAAGCCTAACAGCAGTTGTGCGTAAACCAGCCACGCCTAGCCAAGCGTCGGTCGTCTGTTATGGCGTGGAAGGTACGGTTTTAAGTGCGGGTCAGGAAGTGTTAGACACGCTTAATAACTTGACGTTTGAAACGGTGGATGCCGTTACAATTTCAGCATCACAAGCAAGAGATGTTTATTTAGATGTAGTAACAGTAGGGAATGGAGCGTATACGGTCACGATTAACGGCGTGGCTTACACTTATACAGCCAGTGGCTCCCCTCCCTTAAACACGATTCTAAACGGTTTAGTTTCGGCAATAGGTACGGCGGTTGTGACCCCTAGCAACGTAAACTCACAATTACGTTTATTAAACGCTAGCGTTGACTTTTCGGCGGTTGCAACCACTGCTAATTTATCCATAGTAAAGCGTGGATCAAACGTGGAAACGGTTGCACAAGAAAGCGGAGCCTTTGAAGTCCCCATTGGTGTGATTACATCCATTGAAACGCCTATAAGTGGGTGGGATTCTGTTAATAATCTTTTAGCAGGCACGACAGGGCAGAATAGAGAGACGGACGAAGAACTAAGAATACGACGCACGGCATCCGTCGATAGAAGTATTAGAGGGGCAATTTTAGCCGTTGACAATGTAACGCAAGCGGTCGTATTTGAAAATGACGACGACGTAACCGACGGCGACGGTACACCAGCCCATCACATTTGGGCGATTGTGCAAGGTGGAGCAAACGCCGATATTGCAGAGGCGATTATAGACCACAATAGTGCAGGCATTGGCACAAGGGGGGCGGTGGTTAATACGGTTACAAGTCCCGTTACAGGAAACCCCCACGTTATACGCTTTGATAGACCCACAACCGTAAACCCCACGATTGCGGTGGGATGTGTTTTAGCAGAAGACGGCACAGCATTCCCGACAAATGGTGTTACTTTAATAAAACAAGCATTAGAAGATTACACGGATACGTTCACCATTGGGCAGGATTTAGTTTATAGCCGTTTGTTTGGCATTATTCACAGCGTGGGTGGTATACAAGTAAACACGTTGACGATTAACGGTGCTAGTTCAACATTGACGGCGACTAAAAGTCAACTGATTAAAATACTACAAGCAAACGTGACAGTAACAGGAGTATAGCATGGCAGGCACTAACGAGCGTTTAATGCTTCAATACAAAGGCACAGTGTCTTTATTGGCTTTGTTTTATGCCTTGATTGATAACCCTTGCGTGTCTATTGTTTTTGCTTTAAATCAGCTTTACACACGTTTGGATATTGATTTGTCGGGTGGTAGACAACTTGACTTAATCGGTACGATTATAGACCAAGCACGCCCTGAAAGTTTTGTTGATGACCCATTAGTGCAAGCAAACCTTTTTACATGGGATTCTAGCGATCCCTTTAAGTTTTGGGATGCTGGCTTATGGAAAGGCGACGATATTAGACAGCCTATGTCAGACGTAGACTATCGCTTGCTTTTAAAGGGTGTTATATTCAATCAGAATAACCCGCCCACGATTCACAACATCGAGCAATTTGGCGTTTTTATAAGCGGTATTCCTTTTTTAGTTAGCGATTTTGTGGGACGTGTTGAAGTTGTTGCCCCTTACGAGTTGAACCCTATTGCCATAAGTATTGGAAAGCAAGTCGTCAACATTGCACAAGGGGTAAAATTAGACTTATACATGGGCGTAAACCCTAGCTTGGGAGAGATATTTGAAATAGGTTCTAGCGATTTACGGCGTGGAATTGGTCAAGGGTACTGGGCAAGGAAAGTATAGTATGTTATTATAATGAAGTGAGGACTTTAATCAATGGCGAAAACGGTAGGCACTAGCAATTTAACAGAGGTATGGGGTAGCGAGCGAGTCGCAGAATCCGCCCCCGCTTTAACGTCCCCTACATTATCAAACCAACGCAAGGGCTTTGTGGCTGGGGTTGCCGTTTCAAACGATGCCACTTGGGCGATTAACCAACTGGGTGAAAAAGTAAACCATATTTTACAAAACGGCGTGCCTACATGGAATAGTGAAACGACCTATGCGGTCAATAATTTTGTGAATCATTCGGGGCGTGTATATCGTGCCGTAAATGCCACAACCAATAGCACCCCTAGCCTAGTAAATGCAAACTGGGAAGCCGTTGTACTTAATGGCGACTTAGCAGGGCTTGGTGGGAGCGTGGGTGATATTAAAATGACCGCTTACGCTACACCTGATAGTGGCTGGGCATTGTGTAACGGTCAAGCATTAAGCCGTTCTACCTATAGTGCCTTATTTGCGAAAATCGGTGTGACTTACGGCGTGGGTGACGGATCAACGACGTTTAACGTACCGCAGACCGAAAACCGTTTTATTCAAGGGGCAGGTTCAGGTCGTGCAGTGGGTACGGTACAGAATGAAACAGGCACAGTCAGCATTGACGGCTGGGGTACGCAAGG